CCATAACGTCGCCGATTTTATCTTCCATCCACTTTTTACCTTTAACTGCTGTTTCAAGTGTTTTGTTTACAACAGCTTTACCACCGTCAACAACTTTACCAGTAGCTACTTTTGCTCCTGCTTTAACCCCAGTTGCAACATCACCAAAGAAGTTATCGCCTTTCTTTTTCTTCTTGGGTTTTTTGTTTGAAAGTGTACCACTAGCAAATTTAGGCATGTTATTCAACATTGAATGTGTCTGAGCACCATTCATAACTGAATAGCCTTTAGGTAGGAATTCTGTTGTATCTCTATTAGGTGTAAGAGCCATTTTGCCGTTAGGATATCTAATAGCTTCGTGTCTGAAACCACCAGGGCCATTTCCTCGTCCTTTATCTCCCACAGTAGCGAATGTGTCACGGTTTATTTTACCGTTTGTTACAACATTTTGAGTGGTAGTGTGTTCTGTTCCAGTGTGGAGTTTGACTTTAGGAAGTTTATCCATACCAAGTTTTCCACCAACCCAGTTCACACCATCGATAAGTTTGTTTAATCCGCCTTTAACTTTGTCTATCATGCCAGAGAAGAAACCTTTGATATCACCAGTTACCGACTTGATAACATCACCCATTTTGTTCATAACACCAGTGATTTTATCTTTCATTCCAGTAACTAAATCAACTGTTCCGCTCTTGATACCCTTCCATTTTTTAGACATAAAACCGCCGATTGCGTTCATTGTGTTGGTCGTTCCTTTTTTGAGCGAACCCCAAGCACCTTTCACGCCAGACCAAGTAGCTTTAGCTTTATTTACTGTGCCTGACTTAATGCTGTTCCACTTATTACTCATGAAGCTTCCTACAGCTTTAAATGTGTTAGTAGTGCCTTTTTTAAGACCATTCCATGTATTTTTCACGCCAGACCATAAAGCTTTAGCTCTATTTACTACACCGTTTTTAACAGAAGTCCATAATTTTAGAGCAAAATCTTTCACTGCATTAAATATTGCAGTTACTCCTTTTTTAAGCGCGTTAAATGTAGCGCGAACGCCATTCCAAAGTCCTTTAGCTCGGTTTATAACACCATTTTTAATAGCATTCCAAACTTTAATAGCAAAATTCTTAACTGCGTTAAATATAGCTGATATACCATTTTTTAATGCATTAAATGTATTAGTTACACCACTTCTTAAAGCTCTTACAATATTTAATACGCCATTTTTTATAATATTCCATACTTTAATGGCAAATGCTTTAATAGCATTAAATATAGTTACCACAATCCGTTTGACTAAGTTAAAGTTAGATCTAACTTGGTTAACATAAGCTTTAATTATTGCAACTACACCATTTTTAAGTAATGTCCATATTTTAATTGCTGCTGCTTTCATTCCGTTCCATAAAGCAGATAAAATATTTTTTAACGCTTGGATTGGGTGCTGAACAGCGAATTTGATGGCATTCCATACTGTTATAGCAGTATTTTTAATGGCGTTCCAAACAACAATTGTAGAAGTTTTAATTGCATTCCAAATATTAATAATATAAGGCTTGATAAATCCGAAAACTGCAATTGCTGCGTTTTTTATTGCATTCCATGCGCCTATTACAGCATTTCTAAATGTACTATTTGTTTTCCAAAGATAAACAATAGCACCAACAAGTGCAGTAATCACAGTAATAACTATTCCAACTGGTCCAGTCATAAATCTGATTGCTAATCCTAATCCTCGTGTGGCTAATGCAGCTGCTTTAGTAACACCAGTCCAAATTGTCATTGCTGTTGCTGCAATTTTCGATTTAATAGCTTGTACTGTTTGAGAAGTAGTTAACGCTGCCATTGCAACCCTATAGCCATTTGCTATACCACGAGCAGTAGCAGTAACACCATTCCATATTGCTTGTGATGCAGCTGATATTTTGGCTGCGGCATTATGTCTTATGAAAAATTGGATTAAACTAGACATTCCACCGAACATTCCACCAATTGTACTGGCTAATTTACCAAATATGGTTAAAACTGGACCTAGAGTTACTAACGTAATGCCAAGCCAGTTAACTATGCCACCTAATGTTTTTTGTGTAGAACCGTCTAATCCTTGCCACCATTTTATAACGGATTGGATACCATTACTAATTGTAGTGAAAGCCTTACCTAGTTTTTCCCCTGTTTCTTTTGCCCACTGTTGAGCACCAGGAGATTTAAGTAACTTTTCAAACTCATGTAGTGACCCTTTAGCTTGTTCAAACACTCCGCCTAGTAGACTTTCTCCTATTTGGCCAATATAAGCTTTAGTATTTTGTAGCATACCTTTCCATGATTTAGAATATGCACTAGCCATACCACCTGCGAAGTCATCCATTACGGTTAGGAATTCTTTTGAACTAACTTCACCGTTGGTAACCATTTCTCTAAATGCATCATATGAAACGCCTAAATGTTTAGCCATAGCATTACTAAAACCTGGCATACCTTCTTCAACCATGTTTAATTCTTGGGTCATGAGTTTGCCTTGACCTTGCACACGGTTAAATATCATAGCCATTTCAGATACTGGCCTATTACTACCAACTGCAGCATCACCAACAAGTTTGATGTATTTCTCTAAGTCCTTTCCTTCTTTGACCCCTGCTGCTAAAGCACCTGCTGCAACATCAGTACCTTCTGCCATTGTAGTCATTCCACCTTCAATAGCTTTCGCTACTTGGTCAGTGATTGAACCTACTTCTTTTGTAGAATAGCCTAGTCCTTCAAGTTTAGCTTTAGCGCTGTCTAGTCCTACTAATCTATCAAATCCTAGTTTAGCCGTGATACCAGCCATAGCAGTACCAGCAATCAATGCAGGCTTAGTAATACTATTAGAGAGAGAACGCCCCATGTCTTGTGCTTTTTGTCCTACGCCTTGCAATCCAGAACCAATAGACCCAAACGATTTACTTAATTTACCTAACATTGAAAAGTTTTGTTGGTATTCTTTTGTGACGCTACTCAATTGACTTTTGTACATATTAAAAGCGTTAGTTTCTTTATTAATCTGATTTGCTAAATCTAAGGCAGCTTTAGATCCTGCACCTTGTTCTGCAGATACTTCTGAATGCCTTCTTTTTAGCTGCTCTAAATGTTTAGAACTGCCATCTACAGCTGTCTGTAGTTCACTAATACGGTCTTTATAGGCTGCAGCAGATTTATTGCCATATTTAAAGTTATTATTAGATACCTTCATACTGCTATCTAAAGCTCTAAACTCTCGCTTAACGTTTGAAAGTTTTTTACTAACATCCATATCATTAAGACTTAAATCTATCTGCAATCCTTTTATTCTTTCTGCCATTATCCCACCTCCAATCTTTGAGATGACTTACATAAATGCATCGAGCATACTTTCTGTTTTCTTAACATTTTTTTGATTACTTTCATCTACTAATTCCATAAAAAAGGCGAAAGGCATATCTAGTATTTCGTTGATATCCTTTCCGCCATCTTTCATCATCTGTAGCATGATTTTTTTCATGTTCTTTTTATGTTCGGACCAAGTGAGTGACTTTAAATTATTCTCGCTAGTTCCTTTTTTCTTTCTTCGTCCATTTGTCCTTGTGCGATAAATTCGATTTGCCCTTGCAATTCTTCTACTGCATCTGGTGCGTGAAGTCTGTCTAGCAAGTCATCTTTAGTAAATTGGTTGTTATAAATATCAACCACCATATCTAACATTTGGTCGATGTTTTCTTGTGCAGAAGTATTTTCATCTGATGCGTCGTCCATTAAATCAGCAGCGTCGTAAATTTTACGGAATGGAATTTGAGTAGGTGTGATATATGTGTCAAATTTTGCGTTACCTTCTGTATCTGTTACTGCGTTACCTTTTTTGTCGATTTGAATTAATTTAATAAAATTACGTTTAGCCATTTATAATTACTCCTTTAAATTTAATTTTTATTTGCAAATAAAAAGAGGGCACAAAGCCCTCGTTAATAGTTATTCTTCTATTTCTTTAATTAACACCATGCCACGTTTATTATCACTTGTAGTAAGGTCTAATATGCGGTCATGAGTTATCTTTTTGTTTGCTGGTTTAGGATAAGTATCGCCAGCATTATAAACTTTGTTCTTATCTTCTAAATCAATGAATTTGTGTAATACTTCATATTTTTTCTTAGCCATAATCAAACCTCCTGTATGTTATGCGCCTAGTTCTTCTTCTGGTGTACTTGTTCCTTCATCTGAATTACTACTTTCTGCAGATTCACCAAAGATAGCTTCCCAAATAGCATCTTTCATAACTGATGTTCCTTTTGCATCATGGCCAAGTAACATAGCTTTTTCTTCTTCAAATCCTTTAACTGGTGCTTGCATGAATTCTGCAGTAGTAGAGTCTGAACTAAATTCAACACCATCTTCTTTAGTGTTACCTTCTAGTTCTGGGAATGTGAACAATCCTTTAGGTAATCCAACATATTCACGCGAACCATCTTCCATTGTTTTAGCAAACATAACAGCCACATATGGTGGCGTATCGTTACCCACAGATACAATGCCATCTTCTGATTTTTCTAAGCCAAATAAAGCTACTCTATCTTCTAAAGGTAATTTATGGAAACCTGCTTCTACTTCAATTGTTCCGTTAGCAACTGCCATTTCTGCTACTTGGTTATCACCGTATGCTTTTTCAATTTCTTGGTCTTTTGATACTGAAATCTCTTGTAAATATTTAATACGTTCTGGGTCAGTAACTTGTTGTACATCTTCACCATGCACTTTGTAATAAAATTCTGTTAAACCTGTAAATGAACGGTAGTTTTTCTCTGCCATATTAAAACACTCCTATAATTTGAAATATTGTTTACCTTCAAACCTTTTTGCTTGTCGGTATATGTTGAAATCTTTGACGTATTCAGGTTTCATTGAGGACGTTTCACCGAACCCCAAATTTTCCCACATCATTCTTTGCAATAAAAAAACGAGCCTATCTGATAGGACTCGTCCGTTTACTCCTTGCTTTTGTTTTACAAATACATCTATTTGATAAAAATATTCGTAAGTTAAATTGTCGTTATCTGCAAAATCAGAAGGTGTAGGTGTGTCTAATGGATCTATAACAATCACTACATCTTTGATTTCTTGTGCGTTTGGATAATCAAAAAATTTAATGTTGTTCTTAGGAACATGTTCCATAATTTCTTTATTATCTATAATCGCCTCATATATCTTCATTGTGATGTCATCCATTTACACCCTCCTAGCTAATTCTGATTTAACTGTGGCAAAATAAGTTTCCCTGCCTTTTATCATCGCGTT